CGGCCAAGCGAATTGGCCGGCGCGAAGGGTTGCTTTCAGTTCTGCGACGGTCTCTATCTTGGCGTAGGTGCGACGATACACTGGGCGCAGTGGTGGATTGCTAGACCATGCCGGCAAGCGAACGTCGAATAAGGCGCCGTCATCGCTTGCAAATAGATGGTTTGGTAGGGTCATGGTATTTCCTTCCTGGTTGGTTGGCTTGGTTGGTTGCGTGGTCTCAACACGGCGCCTGGGCTAGGTGTGGTTGTCGGGTTTGTATTCTTTTATCCCAGGGTAGATTTTTCGGGCGTTTTTCAGGTGTAGAAAACTATCGACAAGCTTGCCCGCTTCGTTTCTTATTCGGATGCCGCTCATCCCTTGGGAAAGCTTGATCCGCCCTGACTTAATTCGACGATATGTGAACTTCTCATTTTTTGGTAATGTCATCGCTTGGGTTCCTTCCTTGGTTGGTCACGGCTTGGTCTCAACACGGCGCCCATGGTCAATGCCATGGGCGCCGGTTTGAGACTATGCCATTTCCGCGATTTTGGCGGATTCGGTCCCATCCCATCCTTTTCGCAAGTCTCGAATCGTGCGATCATATGCGATCCTGATCGCTTGCCTGACTAGCCTGCCGTCGCGCCCGCCGTTTCGCGAGGTTTTTTCGAGGATCGTTTCGGCAGGATAGGCCGCTCTATTTAAGCCATGCTGGCGGGCGAAAGCGATTGTGCCGGCGCGGCAGTTGCCGGCGCTTATCGAATCGTCGCGAGTTACGATCACTTTCACCTCTGTCTTTTTTCGGCCCCAGGCGAACCGTCCGGTCTCACATACGCTTGCCGCACGGTTGTCTTCGCCCGCGTTGCGACGGCCTCGCTCATGAGCCATGGCCGCCGCTCGAATGGCCGCCTTCCCGGCGCGCACATCGTCCGAATCAAAGTGATAGCGGAATATTGCGCGAGTCTCGCGCAGTCGCACGATATATAGGCCAAGGTGATCGGTCCCGAATCGCCAGCCGCGTGGCGCGTCCATTTCGCACATGGTGACGCCAATCTTGGCGACTAGCCGTCTCGCCGTCACCATTCCCCCTGAGATCATTCGCGGTTCGTACGTCCAATGTGTGTACTTGCAACGGCCTGAATATTGACCGTTGTCAACTTCATCGATCCACATGGCGCCTTGAAATTGTTCGGTCATTGACCATGTTGAACTAGCCGTTGCGCCGTCCCAATTCGTGAGGCGCGGACGTTTTCGCCTCGCCCATGTTCCAACGCGGGCGCTATCGTCCAGCCCCAGTGGGATGACGTGCAGTTGTCCGTTGTGTCGCGTTCGCGCCAGGGTTGGCAGTGGATGCGGGAACCTAAGTCCTGGACCTTCAATCGCGTCGCGTTTCTCCCGTTTGGCGGTTGCGTCTTTTATTGTGCCGGCGAGCTGGCCGGTCTTTTTGAGTGCGGAATATCTTTCCCTCATTTTTTGCTTGCTCATAGTATCTCCTTCCTTTTGGTTGGTTGGCTTGGTCTCAACACGGCGCCCATGGTTGTCATGGGCGCCGGTTTGAAACTATGCGTTCAGAGCTCCACCATCATGGCGTCCAGTTCGGCATGGTCCAGGCCGCTATCATTCCACGCGATCCCGTCTGGCGTCTCTACGCTGATTGTGGAGCCTTCCATTTCCAGTTCGCGCATACTTTCGGCGAACGCTTTATAGCCTTGGCGGCGGTATTCCTTCGCCATTTCGTACAAGCCCTCATCGTTGCCAATCCAGAGCGCGACGTTCCACGTCTCATAATTTGTCCATCCATTATAGTCGGTCATGTTCATATCTCCCTTGCTTGGTTGGTTGGTTGGTTGGTTGGTTGGTTGGTTGCGTTTAGTCGTAATCCGGTGCCCATTCGTCGGCGTCTTTATGGGCTTGTGAGGATTTGGCGAACGGCCCACTAGGCCCACCTTCGGGAAGGCAGCCCGGAAAGCACGCCCGCCAATACCATCCCGGCGCTTCGGCGTCTCGCCATTCATCAAGCGCCATGTCATCGTCTTCTATAACGTCTTGTTCGATTAAATGCCCGCCGCCATGCCAAAACACTTCAAACGAGCCATGGGTTTCTTGAGTTTCGTCGGCGTGGAATTGATGGAATCCCTCTTTGTCATCATAAACTCTTGCTTCCTCTGGTCGCACTGTCCCGATAATCATGCTTCATCCCCTTGGTTGGTGAAAATCAAGAAACCATCCTGTTCGCCAGGTATGGCTTCCTGGTTGTCACTATTGGTATTTAGCGATGGCGACTTGGTCCGCGTACATTGCCAACGCATAGAACTCTGCAGCCTCAAGCGAACGCCATGTGTTTTCGCCGATCAATGGGAACGCACGGCCGGCCTTATTCCCAAGCCGGCGCCTATAATATACGTTGGCGGTCACCACGAACCATTGATCGCGTCCATCGTAGATAATGACGTACTGCAGTACGTCATCTTTGTCTGTCAGGTGAAGGCCGTCTTCGCGGTTTTCAGTGTTTAACGTGGTCGCCATGATAAATCTCCCTGGTTGGTTGCTTGTGCCATTATACTTAGTGCCACATTGACACGTTGTCAATAGGGAAAATTGACTTTCTTTTCCCCCCTGGTTAGTGTCTTGCGATATAACGGTTTTCGGAACGAATGAACATGCCAAGAATCAAACGGAATGTTAACCTAACGGTTGACGTAAAAGAGGCGCTAATCCGGGCATTTTATAAAGGCGGTTCTGAAAAGTATCTCTTGAACCTCATGTTTCAGCACCCGTCGGTCTTCGCCAGCCTGCTAGGCAAGCTTATCCCTGTTGAGGTGTCTGCCCAGATTAACCACAACTTGATCGACCTGGGCGCCGCCATGATTGAGGCACAAAAGAGAACGGAACAGAAACAAATGATCGATATCACGCCTGACTTGGTAGAGATTGCGACCGTCGATGACCTAAGTGGTTGATATCATTAGGTTTCCATTGTGTGATAATATGTATTATGGATTATTAGCATTATCTAATGTAGGCCACCCGGCGCGAAATCACCAAGGGGGGGGTGGGGTGGGGGTACCCCCGGATCGCCGGCGCCGGCTGTATACTGTGGACCTACACGCTTCTTATTTTTCATTTGAAATATATTTCATAACATTGTAAGAAAGGAAGACACCAACCAGAGGGGAGGTGCTGACATGAAGACGCTGGAAGAACGGTTCGACACTAAATATGAAGTTTGTCCCGACACTGGGTGTTGGCTCTGGACTGCGTACCTTAACCAGAACGGGTACGGGGTTATAAACCACGAGCGCAAGACGATCCTCGCGCACCGTGCTTCATATATGATCCACGTTGGTGATATCCCTGCCGACGATGGTCTCTCTAAAATGTGTGTTCTTCATCACTGCGACACCCCGCCGTGTGTAAACCCAGATCATTTGTTTACGGGGACAAACCAGGACAACATGGATGACTGTGCGGCGAAGGGAAGGTTGGCGAAACTGTCTGGCGAGAACCACCCTTTCGCCAAACTCACTGACAGAAACGCAATGAGCATATTCAATTTGGCACATTCTGGACTTATGTGGGGTTATGAAATAGCCGAAATGTTTGGCATACATAAGACCGTCGTATCCGATATCAAACGTAAGGTAGCATGGGGGCATATCCACAGTGCCTAAACAGCAGCCGCACCCAGACGAACAACAACTCATCCTGAAGATGTTGAGTTTCGCGGATGATCCCGAAGCATTTGTGATGTACGCTTTCCCGTGGGGTAAACCGAACTCGCCGCTTGAGGGGCACGATGGACCACGGGAATGGCAACTGAGTGCTTTACGCCAGATGAAGGCGCACATAGCTGCGAATCGAGGCAAGGTCCGTTCTGGTGCCGATCCCGAACTAATGAAACTTGCGAGGGCATCAGGGCGTGGTATCGGGAAGTCGGCGTTCCTTGCGTGGGTTGCGCTATGGCTCTTCTCCTGTGTCCCGTCGAGTACTGTGGTCGTATCAGCGAACACGGAACAACAGTTGAAAAGCACCACCTTTCCTGAGATCAGGAAGTGGGCGACGATGAGCATCCACTCGCGGTGGTTCAAGCACAACGCGATGAGCCTTCAGCCTGAAGAGTGGCTGGTCGAGACCATGAAGCGCACCACCGATTATGATGACGCCTACTGGTACATCCAGGCGCGGCTGTGGTCCGAAGAGGCGCCTGACGCTTATGCCGGCGTTCACTCGCAGACGGGAATGGCGGTTCTCTTCGATGAGGCGAGTGGCATCGCTAGTTGTATCTGGCCGGTGGCGCAGGGGTATTTCACTGACAAGACGATACATCGGTTCTGGTTCTGCATCTCTAACCCCCGTAATCCGTCCGGTGAGTTCTTCGAGTGTTTCCACAGCAATCGAGACCAATGGGACAATGAGACCATCGATGCGCGGACGGTGGGTGAGAACGATCAGACGCTGTATGCAGATATCATACGCCAGTATGGTGAGGATAGTGATCAGGCGAGGGTAGAGGTCTATGGTCAGTTCCCGCGACAGGGGGACTATCAGTTTATCGGGCGCGGCGATGTGGATGACGCGGTTGGCCGCGATGCGGTTATCGACACAGGTGCGCCGTTTGTCATGGGGGTTGACCCGGCCCGATATGGGAATGACAAGGCTGTTATCGCGTTTCGCCAGGGCAACGACGCGAAGACGGTGCGGTTCGAGGCGTATGCGAAATGTTCCATTGTGGACTTGGCCGAACACTGCGCCAGGGCGATTGACAAGTACAAACCGGACGCGGTCTTTATTGAGGGTGATGGTGTCGGCGGCGGGTTGGCCGATATACTCAAGGCCAGCCGCTACAAGATCATTGAGGTTTCAGTTGGCGGTGGGGCGCAAGATAAGGATATGTATGCGAACCATCGCACGGAACTGTGGGGGCGGATGCGCGATTGGGTTGCCACCGGCATGTTACCGGACAGGGGGGAACTGGTTGATGATATGTGCGCTCCGATCTATGAGTATAACCTCAAGGGGCAGTTGAAGCTGGAGCCGAAGGATAAGATGAAGAGGCGTGGTCACGCATCGCCTGACTACGCTGATGCGCTGGCGGTGACGTTTTCACGCACTGTTGGCCGGCGCGACATGCGAACGACGCGGGGGCCGCGTAGTAAGACAATGGTTGCGCGAGACATGGAGTATGATATATTCGGCTAGTATCCTCCCTGACTCAGACGGCCATGCTTGCATGGCCGTCTCTTTTTCATTAGGGTGACTGGAATGTCGTTGTGATATCATGGAGACACGCACATGGGTGGTCTGTTTAGTTCACAACCTGCGACCCCTCTCGTTGCTCCCGCGCCACCGCCACCGCCCACCCGGTCAGACGCGGATGTCCAAGCCGCTGCGTTGCGGGTACGACAGCAACGCGCATCGGCTCAAGGCCGGGCATCGACCATTCTGACCAGTGGTCAGGGCGTCACCGATGAGATCGAGAGTACGCCCAAGAAGTTGCTGGGAGCGGCGTAATGACTGCTGACGCGGCGGCGAGTGGTGGCGGCAACGGCAAGACTAAAGGCAAAAGTAGTGCGATAGCGTTGGGTCAGGTCACTAATCCTGAAGCACTTGAGGCGTTCATCGGTGGTTCTGGTGGCGGTGGTTCTGGTGGCGGCGGTTCTGGTGGCGATGTAACTGGGAGTTCTGGCAAGGACAAACCGGCGACTGGGTCAGGTCCGAAGGTGGCGACCTCGCGAGAAGTTGATGCGATGTTGTCTCGCGCCGGCAGTGGGGTGAGAAGCGTCGGCAAGACGGCCCCTGGTCTTATTGGCTCGGCATTGGGGGGCGTGGCGACGGCGCTTAAAGCATCCAACCCGGTATCTTTCGGCCTTGGTGCTGCTGGTGATCTTCTCGGTTGGTTTAGAGGCGATGAGAACGTGATCGAGGTGGGCGACGTTTTGCCTGACACCGAGAAGCCGGCAGACCAGCCGGTTAGTGAACGAACAGCGGTTCAGACAATAAGCCTCGCGGACCCTACATATTCCACGTCTGATTTAAGTACCGCAAAACCGGGAGAGGCGAGTAGGC